ATTAAATCTGCAGGGGAACTAGATGGGTATGAGAAGACAGTAAATTATACATCATCATATTCTAATGTATCTTCCGCATCAACGATTATATCTTTTAATAAAAATAATTTTACCTCATTAAAATCTACAATTAGAGTCAGTATAGGACAGACGAGTGCATTGCATCAAGTAATGCTAGTGGCAGATAATACTGATGTATATACTACTCAATATCCTTTCCTATCAATTGGAAGTACTAATGGTATTGGAACTTTTGGTGGAAACATTTCGGGTTCTATCGCAGAACTGAAGTTTTATCCAGATTCTTCATTGACAGGAACTTTTGAAGTATTAAGTTTTACAGAAAGTTTTTATTCTGAAAATGATTACGTAAATACACCTTTGAATTTAGAATATGGAAATATTGTGGAGTCAGTTGGGGTTGCTAAGTATTTTGCTACCAATGATAAAAGTATCAATAAATTAGATTTTGAATTGGAATATCAGGGAACACCAATCTTTGTAAAAACTTTTAATCCTTCGGATTCATCTATATTAAATCTTTCTACTGGAGAATTTAATATCACCAATCACTTCTTCAATACAGGTGAAGAATTAATCTATAGACCAACTTCAACTTTTTTTGGAATTGCTGCAACTTCTGTTGGTATAGGATCTACTCTCAATAATGTTGGTATAGTTACAAATATTCTACCAAGTACAGTTTATGCGATTAAAATCAATAATGATAAATTTAAAATTTCAACAAGAAAAGAATATGCAACCGCTGGAATTTCAGTAACCTTTACATCTGTTGGATCTGGTAACGCCCACCAATTTGAAATGACTAATAAAAATAGTAAATCTATTATCACAATTAATAATATCATCCAATCTCCTTTAGCATATTCATTACTTAACTATACTGTGGATAATGGTGGACAAATTGGAACAGCATCTACTATTTTTGGATTGAGTGGTATTTCTTCAATTAATCCTGGAGATATTTTAAAAATTGATAATGAATATATGAAAGTAACCAATGTTGGTTTAGGAACTACATATTCTGGACCAATATCTTTTGGTGGTACATTTTCATTAGTTCAAGTTGAAAGAGGATTTGTTGGTTCTTCAGCATCGACACATTCAAACTCTGGAATTGCTTCTGTTTATAGGGGTTCATTTAATTTCTCAGGAAATAAAATCTATTTTACAGATCCACCAGAAGGAAGTCTTGAAGATCAATTACTTGCAGATTTCGATAATTTGCCAGAATCTAGAGCTTATTTTAATGGTAGAGTCTTTTTAAGAAAAGATTATACTTCAAATCAAGTTTATGACAATATTTCTGAAAGTTTTACTGGAATTGGGCAAACTTACACATTGACTATTGGTGGAATTAATACCGCTGGATTAGGAACTATTGGTGGAAATGGTTTAGTAATCATAAATGGAATATTCCAAACACCAACAACAGAAAATAATAAAAATAATAATTTTAGAATTGTAGAAAATACTTCAGCAGGAATTAGTAGCGTAGTATTTTCAGGAATTACTTCAACAAATGGTTCGATAGTAATCTCTCAAGATGATGTAAATGTAAACCAACTGCCAAGAGGTGGATTGATTGTATCTCTTGGGTCAACTCCAGGTTTAGGATATGCACCATTAGTTGGTGCTTCAGTAACAGCAATTGTATCTGGTGGAATAATCACAACCATTGGTATTGGGACCAGTGGTAACTGGGGTTCTGGATATAGAAATCCAGTTTCTGTTGCTGTAACTGAAAGTGGTCATACTGGTACTGGTGCAACAATTACTGCGATAGTCGGTGCTGGCGGAACACTTTCATTTACAATTGTTGGAGGAGGTACAGGATATACTAGACCAACTATTAATATTTCATCTCCAAATTATGAAAATCTACCAGTAACTGGTGTGTCTAGATTAGGTATTGGTACAACAACTGATGCTGGAGTTGGATTACTTCTCAATGTTGAGGTTGGTGCAAGTTCAACTACAGGTATTGGATCAACATTATTTGAAGTTACTGGTTTTAAAATTACGAGAAATGGATATGGATTTAAGAGAGGAGATGTAATTAGACCAGTAGGTCTTGTGACTGCATATGGTCTTCCACAACCTATTTCTAATTTTGAGTTAACAGTTCTTGATACATTTAATGATTCATTTTCTGCTTGGCAGTTTGGAGAATTAGACTATATTGATTCAGTCAAAAATTATCAAGATGGAACGAGAACTAGATTTCCACTTTATTATAACTCATCATTGATAAGTTTTGAAAAAAATTCTTCTTATCCTGATTCTCAAGTGATTGATTTTGATTCCTTACTTTTAATTTTTATTAATGGTATTCTACAACAACCAAAAGTTGCATATCAATTTGAAGGTGGAACATCATTCACATTTACTCAGGCACCAAAAATAGAAGATAATATATCAATTTTCTTCTACAGAGGAAGTTCTGCAGATAGTGGAATTACAACTGTCAGAAAGACACTAAAAATAGGAGATGATGTTCAGGTATTCAGTAATAACAACTATCTAGGAATTACTACTACACAAAATCAAAGAATCATCACGGATATTGTATCATCAAATAGAATTCAAACAAATCTTTATACTGAACAAGGAATTGATACTCAATATCAAAAACCATTAAGTTGGACTAAACAAAAAATAGATAAAATTATAGATGGTAATATTGTTTCCAAAGCTAGAGATTCTATTGAACCTCAAATTTACCCAACAGCGAAAATAATTAAAAACATATCTTCAACAGATACTCAAGTATTTGTCGATAATGCACAATTCTTTAACTATGAAAATGAAATTCCGATAGATTTCAGTGCATTAATTATTTCTGGAGTAGCAGATCCTGTATCTGCAGCAGTTACTGCAGTAGTTTCTGCTGCTGGAACTATTCAGTCACTTTCAATTACAAACGCAGGAAGTGGATATACGGGTGCTTCAGTTACTGTAAGTATCTCTGCACCTCAAAGAATTGGAGTCGGTGTAGGAACTACTGCAACGGCAACTATTTCTATAGTTAATGGATCTCTCTCAACTCCAATTACAATTACAAATCCTGGACTTGGATACACAATATCGAGTGTTCCACAAGTTATTGTTCCATTACCAGATCCAACATATGAAAATATTTCAAATGTCACTACCGTTGAAGGATTTTCTGGAAATATTGTAGGAATAGGAACTACGGTAGGTATTGGTACTGCACTAGCAATTAAATTTACTTTAGATTCATCACTATCTCCATTTACAGGATTATCTGTCAATTATCCAATTTATGTTTTTGATACTAAAGTTGGTGGAGGAATAACTTCAATTTATACTAACAATACTGAAAAAGTTGCTGTTGGAACTACTTTCTCCGACAACATTTATAATGTTAGTGCATTTAGTGCATCAACTGGTATTGTTACATGCAATATTTTATCGACAACATCTACGATTGGTATTGCTACAACGGGTCCTGTGGTTGGTAAAATATCTTGGGGAAGACTTTCTGGATTTACAAGATCCTCTTCTGTATCAATAGCAGTATCTTCTTATTCTGTCGATTCTGGATTATCTACTTTCCCAACAATTCAAAGAAGAGGATATGGTTTGAGAAATATTGGACCAATCAAAAAAGACTTCGTGACCTAGTATAAATATAGAAAAAAACTATATCCAAATGTCTGCACTTGTAACAGATCAGTTTAGAATATTGAATGCATCGAATTTTGTAGATTCTGTGCAGAATTCTTCTAACTCATATTATGTTTTTGTTGGATTATCAAATGCTACTTCACCCTCTTCAGGATTTGGAAGAAGTTCTTCCTGGAATACATCTCCACCAAATCCAACTGATAATACTGATTATTTAAATCATTACGAATCAACTATTTTGTTTGGTAAAAAAATTACAAGTGCAAATGTTCGAAGAGTAGTTAGAAGAATAGATTGGGTTTCTGGAACTCAATATGAAATGTATAGACCAGATTATAGTGTTATAAATCCAGCACCAACTACTGGTGCTATGAGATTGTATGATGCTAATTATTATGTTCTAAATTCTGACTATAAAGTTTATATTTGTATTGATAATGGTTCTTCAGGAATTAAAACAACTGGAAATGCTTCTCAAGTTGAACCAACATTTACAGATTTGGAACCATCAACTCTAACTGATGGATATGTTTGGAAATATCTATACACAGTTTCTCCAAGCGATATTATTAAATTTGATTCTGTTGAATATATTACTGTCCCAAATGATTGGGAAACTTCAACAGATGCTCAAATTAGTGCTGTTAGAGAAAATGGAAATTCTTACTTAAATAGTAATCAAATTAAAAAGGTATATATCCAAAATAGAGGTAATGGATATACTCTTGCATCTGGACAATCTTGTAATATCATTGGAGATGGAACTGGAGGAACTGTTTCTGTAGAAGTAACTGATTCAAAAATTACAAATGTTACAGTTACTTCTGGGGGTAAAGGATACACATATGCTCTCGTTGATTTAGGAACTACAGCAAATCCTGGAACATATGCCGAATTAATTCCCATTATCCCACCATCCAAAGGTCACGGATTTGATATCTATAAAGAACTTGGTGCAGATAAAATTTTAATCTATGCGAGATTTGATGATTCAACAAAAGATTTTCCAATTGACTCAAAATTTGCTCAAGTAGGAATTCTTAAGAATCCGACAGTTTACGATTCTACTGGAATAAGCACCACATTATTCACATCCAATGAATTCTCTGGTTTATATTCAATTAGATTAAATCCAACACCTACAGGAACAGTAAGTGTTGGGGATAAGATTAAACAAACAGTAACAGGTGGTGTTGCTGTTGGATATGTCGCATCATATGATTCTGAAACGCAAGTTTTAAAATATTATAGAGATCGATCTTTATATTATGGTGGAGGTGGAGGAAATACTAATACTGATTATGTTGGAATATCCACTAAAGGAAAAGTTTTGGATTTTGATTCCTCCTCCCAAATAACTACAGATACTGGATTTAGTGCTACAGTAAATAGCACATTTAGTGGAATAACTACAACAATATCCAATAAAATTATTAATTTAGGAGTTAACTTTACAAATGGTCTTGCAAATCCAGAGATAAATAATAAGTCGGGGGATATAATTTATATTGATAATAGACCCACAGTAACAAGAAGTTCTAGACAAAAAGAAGACGTTAAAATTATCCTGGAATTCTAAGAAATGGCACAAAAAACGAATCTTAATGTAAGTCCATATTATGATGATTTTAGTGAACCTAATGTGGGTGCTAGAGATAAAAATTATTATAAGGTCTTGTTTAATCCGGGCAAACCAATACAAGCTCGTGAATTAAATACCCTCCAATCTATATTACAAAATCAATTAGAATCTTTCGGTAGTCATATTTTTAAAGAGGGATCTATGGTGATCCCAGGAAATGTTGTTTATGACAATCAATTTTCCGCAGTTAAATTAAATCCAACAGCATTTGGAGTGAATATTGTTTCATATATTGAATTCTTTAAAGGTAAAAAAATTACAGGACAAGTTTCAGGTACTACTGCTACAATTCAATTCGTTCAACTACCAAACAGCGAAGTTGAATATGTAACAGTTTATGTAAAGTATATTGATTCCGATAACGATTTTACTTTCAACACATTTCAAGATGGAGAATCTCTATTTGCTAGTGAAGATGTAGTTTATAGTGGTACAACCATATCTTCTGGAACACCATTTGCTAACACTATTGCAGAAAATTCAACTTCTACTGGATCTGCTGTATCTATTGGTGAGGGGGTTTATTTCATTAGAGGTGCTTTTGTAAGAGTTCCTCAACAAACGATTATTCTTGATTATTATACTAATACTCCATCTTACAGAGTAGGATTAAGAGTCGATGAGCAAATAATCACAGCAAAAGATGACTCATCACTTTATGATAATGCTAAAGGTTTTACGAATTATGCTGCACCTGGAGCAGATAGATTTAAAATTTCCTTATCTCTCACTAAGAAATTACTTACAGATATTGAAAATGATACTGATTTTGTAGAACTTTTGAGAGTACAAGATGGCG